TTTCCTTGCAACAAATGTCCTATGGATGAAGCCTGTAGAAAAGCAGAAACAGGGCTTTGCGACGGGGCTTTCGAAGTCGCGATTATCGCCCTCCGCGCCCAGCAAGAGCGCGAGAAAGGGTGCGAGATATGCAATCATCCCGCAAAGTGGCTGGCCGTCTTCGGAGAACAATATCCGTATCTGCCAGCATGGATGCAGTTTTATTCTGACGGAAAAATAAAAGCCACGACCTGTCCTATTTGCGGCGGAGAGCTAAAACTGAAGGAGGCACAGTCATGAGCTACATAGAGCGCGAGGCACTAAAAACAATGTTTTCTTCCAGTAACAAGCCTTTAGAAGCGGCAATTTGTTCTGTGATTGATTCCGCCCCTGCCGCCGACGTTGCGCCTGTTGCGCATGGACGGTGGAAGTATTACCGCAAGCAAAACAAGGGGGTATGCACAAATTGCAGTTTTGAACGTGATCTTGACGCTGATTTTGGCGCGGCAGTTTCCTGCCCGAATTGCGGCGCGGAGATGGGAGGCGAGAAGCATGAGTGATGAATTGAAGCCGTGCCCGTTTTGCGGAAAAGATAGTGTCTTTATCGGCGTACACGACGATGAGGGAAATTATCATGGGCGCTTAGGGTGTGAATACGAAAGTGATCATTGGAGCGGCCTATCGTATGCGCTTCATCATGAGGGCTGGGGCGAATGTATCTTGTGCACAGACGGAGAAAACGAAGCAATGGGCGGCGTCCTTTTTGATACCGCAGAAGAAGCCTTGGATACATGGAACCGAAATGCTCCGACTGTTCCCGCCGAAATCGAGTGCCATTGCCGTGACTGTAAACAGTGGCACAGTAAATCCGGGGAATATGGAGGCTGTTATCAGTGGGAAAGCGAGGCGGGAAAATGAGCAATTGCCTTTATCGAGATATGCCGTGGGATGGAAGAATACCGACCTGCGAAGCTGGATATTTTGAATGTCTCGATAATGAAAGCTGCAATGGGTTTAAAGGCATTACATACGACGTTCAAACCAGCGTGACGAGCGGAACCACTGCACAACGGCCAACGAACGGAGACCGCTTCCGCTCCATGTCTGACGAGGAAATGGCAAAAGCGTTTGTACATGGATTCATTCCAAGCGGATGCGCCACTCCGATGTATGTAGGCCATTTCAAAGGTTGGAAGGACACCAGAGGAGAAGCCAAAAAAGCAGAGCTTGATTGGCTCCGTCAGCCGGTAGAGGAGGAAAAACAGAATGGCAGTTGCTAGTTGCCCAACATTCACACCTCAAGAGCGAGAAATTCTACAAGCACTACGGCACACCAAAAACTTTTCCTTTGATGCCGTTGCCAGAGAGCTTTATATGTCTCGCGGAAATGTGTTTTACCATGCCGACAAAATCAAGCGAAAAACTGGCTACGATATAAAGACTTTTGACGGATTGGCAGCGTGTCTGGATATGATGAAGAAGGACGTTCCAAATGACGGATGAAGAATATCAAAAACTTCCAAAGCCGCATTTCTGCTGCGGAGAAAAGCCAAGTGTCTTTTCGGACTTCCGAGAAGGAAAACGCTTTTGGGGAATTTACTGTTCCAGATGCGGGAAAGAAATGCAGCCATTTGACAGCCGCGGCGAAGCGGTGAAAGCGTGGGACACATCATTTGAAAAAGGAGAAACCTAATGGACAAGCCACAAGTGTTTATTTGCTCTGACTGCGGAAAGCCAATCCATGAAGGAGATATTTACTTAGACCTCATGGGAGAACAGTTCTGTAAGGAGTGCTTTCCGAAACATATCACCTATGCAAAGAAGACAGAAGAAACAAACGACTAAAATATGGAGGATTTATTATGGCAATTGTTAGCCCCAACCAGACCGTATCTATCAAAGATAAGTTTCTGGAAATGTTTGATAAATACATTACCAGAGAGGGTCACAAAGAATTACGAGAATGGCTAATTTCAAGTGACTTCTTCACCGCTCCGGCAAGTTCAAGGTTCCATTGCGACTATGAAGGTGGCCTGTGCGAACACAGCTTGAATGTCTTTGAACAGGTAATTAAGCTTCTGAAAGCATATCCAGAAATCAAAACGACCGGCGAAACAGCCGCAATCATTTCGCTTTTGCACGATGTATGCAAAATTGGCTTTTACAAAGTCGATTACCGCAACGCCAAAAACGCGCAAGGAGTATGGGAAAAAGTTCCGTACTATGCAGCCGATGAACAATTTGCATACGGAAATCACGGTGGAAAATCCGTATTTCTTATAAGCAAATATATTAAGCTCACTGATGAAGAGGCAGTCGCTATTCAGTGCCACATGGGCAATGAGGACGGCAAATACACAACCACAAAATCGTTTGAACAGTACCCGCTTGCGTGGCTCCTGCATGTTGCAGATGAAGCGGCTACATACATCGTAGAATCCAAAAAGGAGGACAAATAAATGGCAATAGTAAAACCTGAAAGCATGGACTTCACCGGCAAAAACATCATCATGATTGTTAGCGGTCTTCCCGGCGTTGGCAAAACAACCGTTGCGCTTTCTGCACCGAATGTGCTGCTTGCGGACTTCGACGAAGGGCTTGCCAGAGTAAGCCCGGTTCATCGTAAAGACGCTATCATCTGCAAGAAATACGGCGAATTTCTTGACGATGTTCAGTCCGCGAAAGGACAGTACAAAACCATTGTTGTTGACACAGGCGGCGCAATGATCGAAAGCATGAAGGAGTGGGCGGCAGACGTTCACTGTTCGGAGGTGATGACCTCTAAAGGCAATATTGATAATCGCAAGGTTTTCGGTGTTGTGAAGGGCGAATTTATCCGCGTATCAAGAGAGCTGCGGCAGAACTTCAACGTGATCTATCTTTTCCACGAAAGTAAGGACAAAGAGAACGACGGCATTTTCTACTCACTGATTTGCGAAGGTTCAGCCCGCGAAATCGTGTGGCAGCCCGCAGACCTCGGCGCTCACATGTTCATTCAGGGAGGCGATAGATATATCGGATTTACACCTACGGCTGAATACAGTGCAAAGGCAGCATACGGAATCAAGGGACTTGTGAAAATCCCGGAGCTTAAAGACAGCGACCCAAACGACTTCCTCACAAAGCTCTTTGCACAGGTTAAGGCTAATATTGCAGCCGAGGCAGAAGCTTTGAAGCCACAGCAAGAAGCCTATGAAAAGGCTATTGAGAATGGCATGAAGCTGATAAACGAGATCGACAGTCCCGAAAAAGCTATGCCAACGCTTACAGCCGTCAGGGAACTTGAACATGCTCTGACAAGCCAGAAAGAGCTTGAGGCAGCTTTTAAGGCGAAGATGAAGGAACTCGGCTATACATACTCAAGGGAACAGAAAGCCTATGTCACAACCGAATAAGTTTCTGATAACGCAGAGCCTTATAAGCTCATGGGAGTATTCGTTTGTGAAAGATGGCGGTTACGAGGACTTTCTAAAAACACTTCGCCGGGAACGCACACCCCCGACAACAGCCATGCTTGACGGGCAACGCTTTGAAAGTGTCGTTAATTCAGTCTGTGACGGCGTTGAGATTTACTCCGACCATGAATGGCACAAGCCTATAACAGAGCTTGCGGAAACGCTCACAGGCGCACAGCAGCAAGTGAAGCTAAGTAAAGACCTGATCGTTAACGGCATTACGTTTGTTTGCTATGGCATTCTGGACTTTCTGAAAGCCAGTATTATTTACGATACCAAATACAGTAAAACGTATCACGTTGGCAAGTATCTCAATTCACCACAGCATCCAATGTATTTTTACCTCGTTCCAGAAGCGCGGCAGTTTACCTATCTCATTTGCGACGGAAAGTATGTCTATCGAGAAACCTATTATCCAGATGAAACAGAGCCTATCGAGAGAATTATAGAGCGGTTTATGGACTATCTGGATAAGAAAGACCTCGTTACAACATTCTTCGAGAACTGGAGGTCCAAATATTGAAGAAATGCGTTTTTCTGATCGATGGGAAATGCGACATTTTGAGGGACGAAGAGCAATGCACGTCTGAGTGTAAATTTTGCAAGACAAGCTCTGATATTGCATCAGATAAGCGCAAAGCTTCCGAACGCTTAATATCATTGCCCGACTTATTACAGCGGGGAATATCCTACAAATACTATAACGGAGGTAGACCTTGGAAGAAAACAAATTAAGACAGTATGAAGCAGCAAAACGAGCCTTGCGAAGAAAAAACCTTACGCCAAAGGAGTATGAGCAGGAAATCAGAAAGATTGCAAAGAGGTGCGGAATATGAACGAGGAAACCAAAAAGTTCATTGAAGCAACCGGAGCTATCGCTGAGGCGCTTTTCTTGCTCCTTCACGAATTGCTCAAGCGTGGTTTCACAAGAGCAGAAGCCATATCACTATGTCAAACTTATCTTGAAACGATAATTACAATGCCTAATAACATCAAGGAGGACAATAATTAATGTCAGAATGGGACGATTACAAGCCGGAAGAAGCAGGAAATAAGTGCATCGGTAACCACAGATGCGTCATAGTTGACGCAGAAGAAACAACAAGCAAATCAAGCGGATTGCCTATGTGGGTGATTACAGTTACGCCTAACGGCAGCAAAGCGAAAGTAAAAACATATATCGTCAAAAACGAATACTTCAATCGCAATATGACCGCTTTCTTTGACAGCTTCGGTATTGAACGCGGAGACTTCAATTCTCTCGGTTGGATTGGAGCTATGGGAGCCGCCAGCTTTGGAGAAGACGACAACGGCTATTTGAAAGTCAAGTGGTTCCTCAACGAAAAGCAATCAGAAAACTTGCCGGAGTGGCAGGGCGAGCTTCCCGAACGCCAGACCATCAGCGAATTGCCGGACGGCGACGATAACGACCTCCCTTTTAATTAAGGAGGCGCACGGTGGTTAAATATCTCACCGATAAGGAAATCAACGAGCAGCTTAAACAGCTTACGGTGATAATTGACACCCGCGAACAGGTTAACGGTGAAATAGTGGGCTACTTTGATAAACACAAGGTGGCCCACACCACCCGAAAACTTGATACCGCTGACTACTCGGCAATGCTCGGAGATATGACGCTTGAACATGAAGTTGCCATAGAGCGTAAGGCCAGCATAGACGAGATTGCCGGAAACTTTACGGCGGACCGGGAACGCTTCGAGCGTGAATTTCTCCGGGCCAAAGCAGACGGCCTAAAGGTTTTCCTTATCATCGAAAACTGTTCGTGGTCTGACATTTTCCTTCACAATTACCGCAGCAAGCTTGAACCAAAGAGCCTTATAGCCTCGCTGCTTGCGTGGCAAGTGCGGTTTAACATCACGATTTGCTTCTGCAAGCCAAATGAGACAGGGCAAATCATCCACGGTATTTTGTACTATGCAGCGCGGGAAGCATTGAAGAACGGAGGCGCTACATGAAGCTTATGTACGTCGCTCACCCCTTCCTTGGCAAGCCCGAAAACGTCATGGACGCGCAGAATATTATTCTGAAATTACTGCATAAATATCCAGACGTTTCATTCTATTCTCCGCTTCACGCAACCGGCTTTTTCTACTTTGAATTATCCTACGAACAGGGTATGCAGCATTGCTTTGAAGCCTTGAAGCGCTGTGACGAATTGTGGCTTTGTCACGGATGGGAAGAAAGCAAAGGTTGCAATATGGAAGTGGACTTTGCCCGGAGGATGGGTATTCCGATAAAGGTAATCGGAGAGAATTACGAAATATTTGAAATGTTGGAGGCAAGCAATTGAAAATCTTCCTTGAAGATGGCGCAATAATGCCAATACGCGCGCATGAATATGATGCGGGATTAGACATGTTCAACCAAAGCGGATGTACGCCTATTCCGCCGCATGGTTCTGCGTGTTTCAACACTGGCGTACACATCGAAATTCCGAAAGGTTATGCCGGATTTGTCAAAAGCAAAAGCGGTCTAAATGTCAAACACGGAATTACAGTGGATGGCGTTATCGACAGTGGCTATACAGGAGAAATTGTCGTGAAGCTTTATAACAATTCGGATGAACGATTTGTAATATTCCATCACGACAAAATAGCACAGCTTGTTATCTTGCCGGTCGCTCTTGATACGCTTGAAGAAGTGTGCAGCCTTAAATCTTTTGAGCAATCAGAGCGCGGAAACAACGGCTTTGGAAGCACAGGAAGATAAGGAGAGCAACTATGGCTAATACAAAACCGCCCATCGGTTTAACGCCTGAACGATTTTGGAAGCGAGAAAGAAAATGCGAGATCGTGCTTGCAATTACGCGCTACATAAAAGCCGAGTTACCAATACCCACGGAATGGGTTGACGAATATAACCGGCTCACTAAGGAGGAAAACAAATGAGAGCACCACAAATTATAGTGATAACGCTATACGCAATTAACCTTTTGTTCACGGCATATATGCACGGTAAGCCCAAAATAGGCAGAGAGAATTTTTGGACAGCACTGATTGGAAATGCTTGTGGTGTTGGCCTGTTGATATGGGGAGGGTTCTTTAATGGCTAAGCTAACAAAAGAATACACAACCGATCAAGTAGTAAAAACGACGCTTAATTTTATGGGCGCAGATTGGACGCTGACAGAAGTTCCAACTGGCTTCGGAAGCAAGAGTCTTGAAAAATGTTTTGACGTTCAAGTCAAAGAAAAGCACCCCGATATGAATGAAAGCATTCTTGAAGCGCTCGATTCACTCTGCTATACGATGGATGATGAAGATATTTTAGAATGTTTAGATGAACTCGGAGATTATGAGGAGGCACATAATGGCTGAATTGAAGGACAGCGGTGCGCGTCGAGACTTCGGGACTGGGGCAGTGCGCGACATAGCGGATGGCAAGGGCAGGTGCGACCTCCTTCCTCTGCATCAAGTGGCAGCAATTTTGGACGATGAAATCATTAAGTCCATTGGCGACTATGAGGAAAGCGGAAATACGTCCTCGCTTCAAAAGGCAATCGGCCTATTTTCCAACATGGTTTTCGGAAGCCAGTACACCGCTATGCTTGAGGCCGCAAAGCAGTATGAGGACGGTTGTCAGAAATACGGCGAACGCAACTGGCAGAAAGGCATTCCCGTCCATTGCTACATAGACAGCGGTGTCCGGCACTACCTGAAATATATGCGTGGAGATGCGGACGAACCGCACGACAGAGCTTTTGTTTGGAATATGTTGGGCGCTATCTGGACGCACGAAAACAAGCCAGAATTAATTGACCTGCCGTTTGCTGATCAGGACAAGCCCGAAACGGGAAATCCCGTAACGGACAATTCCGAGATCGTAATTCCGACAACGGACAAGCCGGAGTCGCAAGAGGGCAAATGGGAAAAAATTAGTTCTCCCCGATTAAGAGAACTTGTTTGCAAAGCGTCTGAAAATAATTGCGACAATTGTCCAATTTCTTCTCGGAGAAATGGAAAAGATGCATTTTGCCAGCAATATGAGCGCTTTTATCCAGACGATTTTCGCCGCATAGCGATTGAGTATTTGGAGGGGAAAGAATGAGCGAGCCACAATTAAAACCTTGCCCATTCTGTGGAGGGAAAGCAAAACTAATCAAAAATCCTAGTGGACAGTATTCAGTCATTTGTCAGCAATGCCTTAATTCTACGATATGGCAGTCAGAAGAAAATGCTATTTACTGCTGGGAACGACGCACGAAAATGGAGGCCCACGAATGAACGAGTGGATAAGCGTTAATGACAGGCTGCCGGAAAAAGATGTATTACGGCAAGGAATTTTTCTTGTGCGAGTTCAAGAAATTTACGGAGGATTTCTTCGGGACAGCTTCAAAACAGAAGTCGCGAAATACAGCGAAACCATGATGTTCCCGAACTATTTCGACATTAAAACACCTGGCATGGTTACTCACTGGATGCCTTTGCCGGAGCCGCCCACTAACTAAAAAAGCAACGAAACGAGGTGAAGCTGGTGGCCGATAAAAAAGACGCTTTTATTTGCTATCGAAGCTACATAGACGCTATCAAGGTTTTACCTGTTGAAAAGCGTTGGGATTTTTTTGAAAAGATAATCGGTTATACGCTCGACGAAGTGGAGCCTGCTTTTGAAACCGACATTGAAAGCGCCATGTTTACACTGATGAAAGCCAACCTTGATAGCTGCGACCAGCGGTTCCGAACAAGCGTTGAAAACGGCAAAAAAGGGGGGCGACCGAAGAAGAATTCCAGCGAAGAAAAACCTAATCAAAAACCTAACCCGAAACCTAATTCAAAACCTAAAAATAACCTAACCGAAAACCTAAAAAAAACCTATCAAAACCCCAATGTTAATGTGAATGTAAATGAAACATTAATAGGCACGTCGGAGGAGGGGGCAAAAGCCCCTCCCCCTCCGCGCAGAGACGAGAATGTGAAGCCGTTTGAGATGGACGGAGAACGATACGAGGAATACACCACACCGGACGGCGAAAGGCGAGCGAGGCATGCTAAGTGATTACCACAACGAAATATCGGTTATCGGCAGTCTGCTTATCTCGCCAGAAACGCTCGATGTAATTTCGGGGGTTCTAACTCCGGCTGACTTCGACGGGGACAAATGCAAGGCGGCGTACATAGCGGCGTTACAGCTTCGGGACGAGGGAGAGGTAGTCGACCCGATTTCGATAAGCGAACGCATGAGCAAGCTCGGATGCAAGAACAACGGCAACTGGATTATGGAGTGTATGCAGTTAACGCCCACAGCCGCGAACGTAGAACTGTATTGCAGAGTTGTGAAGCAAGACGCTAACAGGCGGCGGCTGGTTGAGATTGCAGACAAAATCGGAGAAGGCGTTGACGAGTGCGCGGACTGGCAAGAGATTGCTTCACAGGTCGTTGAAGAAATTGACGGCATAAAGGACAGCACAAACACAAGCATTGTTTCAAGCCTTGATATGGCAAACGACTGGCTGGAGTATTACGACAAGGTTTCTAAAAATCCAGACTTTGCTTATTGCAAGACGGGCTTTCAGTCCCTCGACAAAAAGCTCGGCGGCGGAATGTACAAGCAGGGTATGTACATCATCGGGGCGCGGCCTGGCATGGGCAAGACGACGCTAGGGATTAACGTCGCGGAGAATATCGCTAAAGCCGGAAAGACTGTGCTGTTCGTTTCGCTCGAAATGTCCAGAAAGCAAATTATGGCGAAACGGATTGCATTAGAAACTGGACTTGGATATACAAAGCTTATGTCCGGCACGTTAAGCGCATCGGAGCTTGAAATTGCTGTAGACGCGCTCGGAAGGCTAGCCGATGAACCGTTTTTGCTGATTGATGAAAGCAAAATGACAGTTTCAGAGATTGGACGGGCAGCACGACGCATTAAAGACCTCAGCGCCATAGTGATTGACTACCTCGGTCTTGTCCGTCCAGAGACTGAAACGGCAAACAAGCCGCGGTACGAAGAAATGACTGACATAAGCGCGAACATCAAAGCTCTTGCAAAGAAGTTGAAGATACCGGTTGTGGTGCTTTGCCAGCTTAACCGCGAAAGCACAAAGCGTAACGGAAGTAGGCCACAGCTTCAAGACCTTCGAGACACGGGTGCAATCGAGCAAGATGCCGATGCCGTTATCCTTCTTCACCGCCCGGAGTATTACGCCGACAAAACCGCGCCGGACTATGTTCCGCCTGAACGTGAAAAGATGGAATTGATCGTTGCAAAGAACCGTCACGGCGAAACAGGCATTGTCGAAATGATATGGCAAGGCAGCACCGGCAGCATATTCGAGATTGATTATACTCATAGCGATTTACCTTTGTGAGGTGATTATGTCAAAACATTGTTACAAATGCGATTACGATTACGCAGACTGCGCCATTCGAGAGTGCCCGCATCCGGCGGTTCAACTTCACTACGGCAGAACAATTTGCGTTCACTGTTGCAAAAAATGTAAATTCTCAATCAAGTCCGATCCGATGTTTGATGGAATTAAGTGCGGATACGTTGAAACAAATAAATAGGAGGTAACATTTGACAAAATATAAAGCAAATGAAGATGGCTATAAAAAGCTTGCGCTTACAATCGTTATCAAAGCTATCGAAGATTGGCACTATCTTTGCGACGGAGGTACGGAAACCAGAGATTGCAACTTCAAAGAACTCGAACGTTTCTTCAAACACGATTGCGATACATACCTTACTGGCACAGATTTAAGCGCAAAGAAGCTGCTGGAGCAATTACAGCAAGAACGAAAGAAACAAATTGCTTGAAAAGGAGTAATGTCATTGAAAAAGTTTTTTAAGGCGCTTGTAACAATCCTTATTACATCAGCAATCATATTTGGCGGCGCATATCTGCTTTCGATTGCGTGCGCACATATTACATGGCTCGAAGCAGTGCTTGATGTTTGCGCAATCATCGTCTTTGGCTGGCTTTTAGCTGCTGATATGTACAATCGGATTTGGAATCGAAAGAAAGGAGCGTAAGCCTTATGCCAGAACCTAAAACTAAGCCCACACCCACGCCACCCACTTCTACACCGGCTAAGAGGGGCAGACCGCCGAAGCCTAAAGAAGTTCAAGGAGATAACACGGAGCAAGTCGGGGAACAAATCGTTAAATCAAATCGTGGTTCAAAATCCGCGTCAGTTGAGAAAACAACAACGGCCAGCAAAGACGAGATCAAGCAAATTCTTCAAAACAGTCTTTACTGGTATAAGCGCGAAATTGTCAAGTCTGATGAAGAGTGCGCAGATAGACTCAACGAGTTCTTTATTCACGTTGCAGACACAGGAGAAATACCTACTGTTGAAAAAATGTGTCTTGCTCTCGGTACCACAAGAGGCACTGTTTGGGAGTGGGAACAGGGAAGGTTGGGTCAAGCGCGTGCAGACATGATAAAAAAAGCCAAGGAAATTTTGGCATCTTTGGATGCAGAATTAGTGTCCAGAGGCAAAATTCCGCAAGTCACATACATTTTTAGAGCCAAAAACTTCTTTGGCATGAAAGACCAGCAAGATTACGTCATCACTCCGAACAATCCACTCGGCTCTGGAGCTGAACCAAAACAGATCGCGGACAAATATCAAGCGACTTTGCCAGAGGCGGGCGACTATGAAAGCTGAACCAATTCAAGCCAAAAAGGTGGTGATGCTTATGTATCCGCGCAGCTATGGCGGCGATCCTATAATGTAAAAAAGCCCCGGCCTCCCATTACAGGGAAGTCGGGGCAAAACTATATATTGCGATTGGCTTTACTCTCTACTGGCATATATTGTGGTATGCGCTTCTTAAAGCGCTGTATTTGCCGCCTGCGTGCTTGCGTGTGCGTTTCTGCGTTTTAGACCGTTAATCTATACTCCGGAATGCAGAACGCTTTACAACGCATTGTATAACCTCACAGAGCTGGTCCGCAAATAGATATGAAAAGGCCCGCCATTTCTGACGGGCTTTCATTCTATCCTTTGTAACGTTTTGCAAGATTGCTAATAATTGCGGCTGGTAATAGCAATAGGATTATCAAACACATATAGTCCCCCTTCTGCCCCGGAGCTTGTGACCGGCGGCGGCTGCATTACCCCCGGATTGCTCCGGGTCACTCTGCGTTTACGCTTGCAGCAAAATACATTCAAGTGCTTTGTCAGCCGTGTGTCCGTTTGCCTTTAGCCAGTCTATTAGCCTTGCGGCTGGTTGATTGATCTCTTACTACGGCTATTATACCGCCCCAATAGCATCTTGTCAATACATTTTGAAACAATATTATATCAAAATATCGTGTGTAAAACTCATGTGAAACGTCGTTGTCGTGTGCTGTTTGGGTATACTCTATTGGAACAGCTTTAGCACGGCAGACCACCGGTAGACCCACCCGGAGGGGGATATGCGCGTTGCAACGCGGGCGGGGTTAACTGTTTTAGCACGGAAAAAATAAAAAAGGCGTTTACAACACGCCCTTCTGAAAAATTTCTCCAAAAATAAAAAAGGATAGTTGTTTCAAAATACATATTGACACATAAATGTATTAGTGATAATATATGAGACAAAGAAAGGGGCTGTCAATATGAAGGTCGGATATGTAAGGGTCAGCACGGAGGAACAAAATACTGCAAGACAAGACGTGCTCATGGAGCAGCTTGGAGTTGAAAAGGTATTTGTAGATAAAATGAGCGGAAAGAACACTGATAGGCCGCAGTTCAAAGCTATGATGGATTTTGTGCGCGAGGGCGATACGCTGGTGGTAGAAAGCTACAGCAGGCTGAGCCGAAGCACGAAAGACCTTCTTGAAACAGTCGATAAGCTAAAGGAAAAAGGCGTTGAGTTTGTGAGCAAGAAGGAAAACATCGACACTTCGACACCTTCCGGGAAACTGATGCTCACCGTCTTTGCCGGTATATATGAATTTGAAAGAGAGAGCACAGCCATGCGCCGGGACGAAGGAATTGCCATAGCAAAGAAAGAGGGGAAATATAAAGGCAGAAAACCGATTGAAATTGACGAGGAACTGTTTACGGAGCTTTACAGGCAATGGAAGAACGGTGAGACGCAGCCTAAGTACATGATTAAGAAACTAGGAATATCAAGAAACACTTTCTATCGCCGGGTAGATGATTACGAAATGAAGCACGGCATTAAGACGGTTGAGAAATAGTCTTGCTTTCTATCCAAAAGTGTAATATTATGTATAGACATTTTAAAATGCTTGCGGAGGGTAAAAAATGAAAGTTGTGACGAAAGCCCTAAAGTTTATTGTTGGTATTACAATAATTGTTGCTTTTATTCCAGCAGAAATTACCGCGTGCAAAGATAAATCTGAAATTGCTAATCCCTCTCCATCGCCTACTCGGTCAGCCATAGAGGAATTTGCAAAAGAGAACGAAATATCTGTTGACCTTGCAAATAGCCTTGAAAATTCCTTGGCCGGAATGGAGCTTACAGATAAAAGCCGGGTGGGTATTTTTCATTACGATCTGTCTGATATAGAAAGTTTTACGCAAACAGACGATTGGGCAGAGGGGAATCGATACACAATGAGTATGGCCGGTGAACATATTTGGATTGCATATAGCAAGGGAGATAATATTGTTGGAATCAAGGGTTCCAACGGTGATACATTCTATCAAGTAAAATAACAACTACATATCATTTGAGCGCCTTTCGAGCGCCTTTCCAATAAAACGGGGAGGCGCTTTTTATTTTGGAATTAGAACAAACGCTAAAGGCAATTCATGCGGCAATCGATAAGAAGCCGGATAATTTTGAAGCATATCAAGACTATTTTGACATTATCCGCGCATTAGGCGAAAAGGACAAGCCAAAGTCCTATGAGTATAACAAGTGGCTCCGCAAGGTTACGGCTGATATGGTACGCAAGAGCAAAGACCCGGAACAGATTATAAAGTTTTATGATCTGAACAAGAAAACATATCTCTATATGGCTGCTGATGATTTCGACAGCTATTGCATTTACCTCGAATGGAACCGGGAACCGTCTAAGCGGTTTTATCAGCCGCGCAGAAAGATACTTAGGCCGCTGGTGAATGACCTTCAAGATTTGGTGGATGGAAAGCTTGACTTCTTGGGGATATCTCTCCCGCCGCGTGTCGGAAAGAGTACATTGTGCATCTTCTTCATTACATGGCTGATGGGTAAACGCCCCGATGTGGCAAATGTAATGTCAGGGCATAGCGATAAGCTGACGGACGGTTTCTACAGGGAAGTTTTGAGCATTCTAACGGATGCAGAGAATTATTTATGGCATGACGTATTTCCCGCGGTTCAAGTAGTGGACAATTCCGCAAAGAATGAAACCATTGATTTAGGCCATAAGAAACGTTTTCCATCCTTCACGGCCCGTTCTATCGGCGGTACATTGACCGGCGCTGTTGAAGTAGGCACCGGCGGATGCTTATATGTCGATGACTTAATTGAGGATTTGGAGGAAAGCCTTAACCCTGACCGTCTACAGGCAAAATACGACGCTTATCTGAACCAACTGAAAGACCGTAAAAAAGACGGGGCTTTTGAATTAATGGTTGGAACCCGCTGGAATGTGTTAGATCCGCTGGGCCGGATACAAGAGCAGTACGCAGATAATCCCCGCTACAGGTTTCGGGTAATTCCCGCAATCAACGAAAAAGGCGAGAGCAATTTCCAATATGATTACGGTGTTGGCTTTTCAACAGAGTATTACTGCGACATGAAATCAAGCATTGACGATGCTACATGGTGCGCTAAGTATATGGGCAATCCGTATGTGCGCGAAGGATTGCTTTTCTCATCTTCTGAACTGAATTATTACAATGGCGTGTTGCCAGACGGAGATGCAATGAAACTGGCTGTGTGCGATGTTGCATGGGGCGGCGGCGATAGTCTTTCGATGCCGTTTGCGTGGATATTCGGCACGGACGTGTACATAGGAGATGTGATTTTCAATCGTGGGGACAAGAGCATAACAAAACCCATTGTTATAGGCCGCACTAAAACGCATATGCCGCATAGAGAACGCTTTGAGAGCAATAATGGTGGCGGCGAGTACGCGGATGATATAGATGAAAAGCTTCGTAAAGACGGCGTTCATATCAATATTACCGCCCGAAAAGCTCCGAATAACCAAAGCAAATTAGGCCGCATCATTCAATTTGCGCCGGATATAAAGAAGTTCTATTTCCTAAAAGACGGTTGTGATGAAAACGGAAGTCCTTATCGTTCGCAAGAGTATCAATCGTTCATGGATGAGATAACTACATTTTCACAAGCCGGCAAGAACCCTCACGATGATGCACCGGACAGCTTGGCTATGCTCGCAGACGAACTTTATCATGGAACCGCTCGCATTGAGCTTGGTACGCGCCTATGGTAAAACTCTATATACTGTACTTACACTGTGAACGCATCCACAATATATTGATTTCATAAACGATTTATGGTATAATGCACAATAGATAGAAAAAACAGGGGTGATTGGTTGAAGGCTATTCGATGTGACTTGCCGCAAGAGTTTGATAGCATAGAGATATTGCCTTTAGCCGACCTGCACATGGGCGATCAGTGCTGCGATTTCAAGCTTATTCAAAAGCGCATTGATTTCATACGGGATACTCCAAATGCGTTTTGTATCCTTAACGGTGACTTGATGGATACGGCAATTGCGTCTTCTATCGGGGATACATACGGTGCGAATTTGCAGCCGATGGAACAGTTAAAACAATGTGTTATGCTGTTCGGGCCGATAAAAGACAAAATACTGTGTGTTACCCACGGAAACCATGAAGGAAGAATTTACAAGTCGGACGGCATCGACATAACGCGTTTGATGTGCCAACAGCTCGGTATTGAGGATAGATACACGGACACGACGGCACTGTTGTTCGTTCGCTTCGGCAAACAATCGCTGAAAAACCACGGTAGGCCGATGTGCTATACGGTTTATGTAACGCATGGTTCGGGCGGTGGACGCAAAGAGGGCGGCAAAGTAAACCGCCTTGCGGATTTGGCTTCCATAGTGGACGCGGATTGCTATGTTATGTCCCACACTCACCTTCCAGTGATATTTAAGGAAAAGTTCTTTCGGGCAGATGCTTCAAATAGTAGCGTGACGGAAGCCGAAAAGCTGTTTGTGAATACGGCTGGTTTTCTGACATACGGAGGTTACGGAGATACAAATGGCTATAAGCCGTCAAGCACTGATACGCCGATAATTCATCTTGACGGGCGAAAGAAACATATGATGGCTACTTTATAAACTATCTTGCACAAGTAAATTTCCCAACATACGGGAGTCTTTGAAGCTGCAAGATTACAAGAAAGCTCTGCGGTGGCGAAATTCGTTAAAGACGCGCGACGTGCGATCGGCAGTGAGACAGCAAGTTCCATGAACCTCTGCGAACTCATAGCGGGAGTGGTACGGCCTCCCATGCAATGGTGGAAGTCCATTGCCCGCAGAGCAACAATATATGTCAGATAGGATAAACGGTTAAATCGTCGGCCTCATAAGCCGTAAGGAGCGGGTTCAACTCCCGCATCTGACCCCAACATAGCCCTGTTGGTTATGCTTCCGATTTTGGAAGAAACCTATCGACGCGCGGCGAAGTTCTACGGACGCAGGGCATCAATATAGCGATATAGCTCAATTGGCAGAGCGCATGACTTATAATCGTGTGAAATAGGTTCAAGTCCTATTGTCGCTACCAATGTTGGTTACGTTAAATCATGCAGAAAGGGACTAGCCCTTGTGCGGGGAAGTGCCTGCGCTTCCGCAATCTATCGGTCGTAACGGCGGGACGCTGCTGCATGAGCCGACTACTACATACATTCGGTGCCAACATGGAGGGCGCTTATGTGAAAAGCGTAATTTCAGAGATCAACGCGGCAATCAGATATATGCGCGGTAAAGGTATAAATCCGAATGCGCTATACGTTGACGAGGATACATATTTAAAGCTCGGACGGCGTGACAATTACAACGGGATACCAGTAATATGTGATGACGAGATACAGATGCCGTTCAGAGTGGATTAACAAGATACTTTTCTTTCTCTTTTCCCTCCTTTCTTTTTTCTGTGCCGTGGGCTTATCCTTTCTTCCCACGGCATGGAAAGTGGAGGAAATGACTTTAAATATAAGGGGCGGTTATATTGCTTGACCAATTCGGGCGCACAAAAATATATAGTGATGTATCCGCTGTGACGGCTGATAATGTGAAACAGGTGCTTAGTGATACACTGGTTTATCACATTACGAACAGTGCTCAATGTGATAGGCTCTACAGGTATTACAAAGGCGACCAGCCCATTCTGAACCGTCAAAAAGAAATTCGCCCCGAAATCAACAACAAGATCGTTGAAAACCGGGCGAATGAAATCGTGTCTTTCAAGACTGGCTATCTGTGCGGTGAGCCGCTTCAATATGTTAGCAGAAGCAGCGCAGAAAAAGCTTCCGGCGATATTGGCAGGCTGAATGACATGATGCTTCTTTGCGGCAAGGACGCACTGGACAAGCAGCTTGCCGAATGGATGTATATCTGCGGCGCTGGCTATCGCATGATTACGCCGAATTCGCAGTACATACGTTCTGAAATCGTCCCGAAACTCCTCAACCGGCAGACGGACTTTTCCGAGGATGAAGCACCGTTTCAGATTTTCACGCTGGACCCGCGATATACCTATGTGGTTTATCATTCGAGCCTTGCGGAAGAACCATTAATGGCTGTGAAATATGTTGTGAGGGTAGATAAGTCGATTGTATACAGCGTGTACACGCCTACGCAGTATTTTGAGCTTGATACGGACAATCCCGCTGGCGAAATGCGCGTTACGCGGACAGAAAACAGATCATTCAATTCTATCCCAATAGTCGAGTATCCGCTTAATAATTCGCGCCTTGGTATATTCGAGATAGTTCAGCCGATACTCGACGCGATTAACACGGTTCAGAGTAACCGGCTTGATGGTATAGAGCAGTTTATTCAGTCGCTTCTGGTGCTTTATAACTGCGATATAGACGATGATACAGCAAAGGCGCTCCGGGAGGCTGGACTTATCAAGCTGAAATCAGTCGGAGATAATAAGGCTGATTTAAAGGAGATTGCCGCACAGCTAGACCAGCAGCAGACGCAAACGCTGGTTGACTATATGTACCAAACGGTGTTGAACATCGTTGGTATGCCGAACAGAAACGGCGGTTCAAGCACTTCCGATACTGGCTCTGCCGTGGTGATGCGGGATGGCTGGTCTGCCGCAGAAGCGAGAGCAAAGAGCGACGAGCTGATGTTTAAGCAATCTGAACGGCAGTTTCTAAAGGTTGCATTGCAAATCATCCGTGCCACGGTTGGAACTTCGCTTACACTGGCTGATGTTGAAGCCAAATTTACACGGCGAAACTACGAGAATATAGCCAATAAATCACAGGTGCTTACCACAATGCTTGGAAATCCGCACATTCATCCCTTACTGGCATTTGAGCATTGCGGAATGTTCAGCGACCCGGAAGCAGCCTACGCTATGAGTGAGGAATATTTCAAAGCTCAACAGCCTGTGACAGTAGACCCGAACGCCGGGAACGGAGGCGGAACGGGAGGCGGTGATCCCCCTGTGTGACTTTCGATGTAAAAAGTGTGGATTGCTGTTAGGCCAGATAGAGGGCAAAGCAATTATCAAGTGTCGCAAATGCGGTACACTGAACCAAATAAATACAGCGAGCGCCACGAGCGCCAATAAGTAGTTCGGAAAATCCGAATAGCTTGTTGGCGCTTTTTCTTATAGCAGAGAAGCTATTCAAAAACGCAAAACGGCAGAGAAGCCGAAAATCACAAATCATTTGGTGCGGAGATGCACGGTAAAAAGCGCAAGGAGAATTTACATGGACATTACGAAGATTGACGGATATGTCGAGACGATGACGGCTGATGAAAAGCTGGCTCTTATTGCAAAGTATGAGACACCGGTTCCCGACCTTACCGGCTTTATCAAAAAGGAATCCTTTGATAAAACCGCTTCCGAGCTTGCAGAAGCTAAAAAGCAACTGAAAGCAAAGATGACCGAGGACGAGCAGAAGGAGGCCGAAAGAGCCGCTAAAGAAGCCGAGCGAGATGCCGAGCTGGAAAAGCTCCGCAAGGAAAGTGCTGTTTCCAAAAGCAAGGCAAAATACCTCTCTCTTGGCTACGAAGAAAAGCTTGCGGAGGAAACCGCAACGGCTCTTGCGGATGGCGATATGAACAAGGTGTTCGACAATCAGGCAATTCATCTTGAAACCGTCAAGAAAGCCGCCGCTGCGGAAGCGTTGATCCATGAGCCTACGCCGCCCGCTGGTAAAGGCGGCGATACCGACAAGGAAGCGTTTGAAAAAATGACGCTTACCGAAAAGGCACAACTTAAATTTGAGAACCCTGATAAATTCAGGGAACTATCTGGAGGAGATAAATAATGGCTGGTACATATCTTAATTTTCCTTTTGATGCAGAACTTTTTGTTCAGGCATGGAACGAGGCCCCCGATCCTGTAAAGACTGCGCTCATGGATAGTGGCATTCTTGTTGCCGACCCGCTGATTGCAAATCAGCTTCAGAGCGACGGCAACCTGTTTACCATTCCGTTTTACAACATTCTGGATGGCGCAGAAGTGAACTATGACGGCGCAACGGATATCACTTCCAACGAAACAACCGCCGACGTTCAGACCGGCATTGCTTACGGTCGTGCGAAAGGATTCACCGCCCGGAACTTCGTTGCTGAACTTTCTGGCTCTGACCCGTTTGGTCATATCGTTGCTACGGTTTCCCGGTACTGGGCAAAGAAACGTCAGGCGCGTATTATTGGGCTTCTTGATGGCCTTTTTGCAATTACAGGCGATTCCGACTGGGCAAAGCATACTATCAATTTGAGCAACACGTATGCCGCGCCTTACAAGATCGAAGCTGGCACGCTCAACAGCGCCGCAACGGACGTTTTGGGCGATAACAAGGGCGCATTTGGCCTTGCAATTATGCACTCCAATGTTGCAAAGACACTGGAAAATCTCCAACTTCTTGAATATTGGAAATATACCGACGCTAACGGCATTCAGCGTCCTATGAGCATTGCATCTGCGAACGGTTATACCGTGATCATTGATGATGGTGTCCCGTATACTCCGGCAGTCACCACTTCCGGCTCCGAGGCACCGGCTAAATATATAACATATCTGATGGGCACAGGCATACTCCGCACCGCCCCGGGCCGTGTGGATGTTCCCGCCGAAGTTTACCGCGAACCGGCGAAGAACGGCGGCCAGGATACGCTTTACACTCGCATGAGGGAAGCGATCCATCCGAACGGCTTTAGCTTTACGGTTCCATCTACCGGATGGACGCAAAGCCCCACGGATGCGCAGTTGTTCAACAAGGCCAACTGGAGCCGCAAGTTCGACCACAAAGCTATTCCGATGGCGAAGATCATCACCAATGGCTAAATAGTAAACAAAGGGAGGTACATACCATGACTGATGCTGAAAAACGGGCAATGCTTAAAAGCTTGCTGAATGTGAGCGATACGTCGCTTGACGCGCAGCTTGGCGTGTACCTCTCTTTTGCCAAAAAAGAAATAATCAGTTGGCGCTATGGAACGGCAAACAATACTTCGCTGTTGAGAGCGGTATTTGATGATGATTATGGGAAAGCCTCTGTTTCGGCTCCTGTGTTCATTTCAGCAATTTCCATCAATGCCGCTCTTTCTAATGGCAAGTATGTGTTTACATACTCCGGCGAAAACGAAAGCTGGATGTATGCCAGCGCAGAAATAGCGCTTTCTGATTATGGCATTACCTATAGCGGCCTTTCTCCGCGAGACGGCGACACGATAACTGTCACCTATAACGACCACTGTCTTGACGAATTTGATATGGTCCAGATTATGGCTTGTGTTGCCGGATATAGCATTTCTGGCGCGGAGAACGAGACTAGCCACAGCGAGAACGGAATACAACGTTCGTTTAGATATAGCGACATAGTTGACTATATTCGTGCGCACGTTCCGGCAATTGCGGGGGTGATTTAGTGCGGTGTCTTAATCGGAACAAACAAAAATTCTATTACGCGACGTTTGTCCGCAAAGATGAAATAGTGGATGAATATGGAAACAAAACCGGACAGTATAAGACCATCTATTCCAACCCCGTTCCGATGTATGCCAATGTTTCAGCCGCACGTGGAGAAGCGAGCACAGACCCTTTCGGGATTTCTATGGACTACGACCGGGCAATCGTCACAGACAATATGTTCTGCCCGATTGCCGAAACGTCGATTTTGTGGATTGATGCTATGCCGACAATTAAGACTGACGGAACAACAGACACGCCACATGATTACATTGTGAAGCGCGTTGCTAAGTCCCTGAATTGCGTTGCCTATGCGGTTAAGAAGGTGACGGTTTCGTCTTGAAAACAATCAACATGAAGCTTGATGAACATTCCATAGAGCAGGCCATAAAAGAACTTCAGCAGTACAAAAAATGGACCGATGAAAAGACAAAGCAGCTTTGTGAACGACTTGCCGTTATAGGTGCGAAAGAAGCATCGGTACGTTTTACAACCGCGATATACGACGGAAACAACGATGTATCGGTTTCGGTTGAGCCTACGGACAAGGGCTATGTGATTGTGGCGAGCGGACAAGCCGTGGCCTTCCTTGAGTTTGGCACGGGCGTTTACTACAATCCCGGAGAACCATATCCAGACCCGCGCCCGCCCGGCATTGTAGGTATTGGTGAGTATGGCAAGGGGTACGGAAAGCGTAATGCTTGGGGCTTCTACAACGAGGACGGCAGCAAGGTTATCACGCACGGCTCGCCAGCAGCTATGCCGATGTGGTACGCAACGGAAGAAATGAGACAGAAAATTTCAGAAATAGCAAAGGAAGTGTTTGCTGAATGATCGATGTGGAAAACGAGGTTTTTTCAACTGTCGCGGCAGCACTCCGTTCTACATATTCCGGGATATTTGTTTCCGGCGAGTGCGTAGCCGCTCCGCCAGCTTTCCCCGCTGTAACACTTGTCGAGGATGACAATTCGACCTATTCATTCACTCTCGATTCATCTGGCACAGAGAACCACGCAATTTTGCTCTACACGGCGAACGTCTATTCCAATCTAACGAGCGGACGTAAGTCACAGTGCAGAAAGATTATGTCAACCATAGACACTCAGATGCAGGACATGGGCTTTATCCGTGTTGGCTCCGTGCCTATGGAAATGCCGAACAAAGACTCCGGCATATATCGAATGGTAGCCCGCTATAGGGCAGTAATCAGTAAAGATAAGATAACATTTAGGAGGTAATTCTATGGCAGTTTCTACATATCCCGTAAAACTCATGTACGATTCCGGAACATCTACGCCCACATGGACAAAGGTGTGTGACATCAAAAAGTTCCCTGATCTTGGAGCCGCGCCGGAAAAAATCGAAATTACGACGCTTAGTGACGCGCAGAAAACATATATTGCGGGCATTCAGGACACGAAACAGCTTGAATTCCCTGCAAATTATACCAAAACCGACTATGCAACCATTAACGGCCTTACTGGATCGAAGAAATTTCAGGTTTGGTTTGGCGAAACCGGAACGGACGGTAAATATCAGTTTGAAGGAACAATAATGGCTTACATCAACGGGGCCGGGGTGAGTGAGGCGGTCGAGATGACCGTTGTTGTTACTCCATCTACTGCGATCACAACCGCGACTGTCTAATTATAAGGAGGAAAATGAATGTCTAAAACTATCGATTTTACATACGGCGGAAAGGAATACAAACTCGAATTCACGCGCAAGGTCATTGAGACGATGGAACGGCAAGGCTTCATTGCTCAGGATGTGACCGAAAAGCCTATGACCGTTCTGCCTACGCTGTTTCGCGGCGCGTTCCTCGCAAATCATCCTTCTGTGAAGCGTGAGACGATTGACGAGATTTTCGATCATATGACCAATAAGCAAGACCTTATCGGCAAGCTCGCAGAGATGTACAACGAGCCGATAGAGGCGTTGTTTGACGAGCCGGAGGAGGACGCGGGAAACATCGAGTGGGGAGCGAGTTTTTAATAGACGGCGCTCCCCTGTCTAATAAAACCTATACAGAGATTTTCTATGAAGTGTTTCCGTTCTATCTAACGGCTGGCATGACTTATGACCAATTTTGGAACGGAGGCGCTTCACTTCCGAAGTATTACCGCGATGCCTACAAAATGAAACAGGAACACGAAAACTATTTTGCGTGGCTTCAAGGAGCTTATTTCTATGATGCTTTATGCGCCGTTTCGCCTGTACTGAACGCTTTTGCAAAAGAAGGTACAAGGCCTGTTCCGTATCATGAACAGCCTTATAAGATGAAGTCCGAACAGGAAGATACCGATGCGGAGCAGCAAAATCCACAGGGCGATATTGAACAGGCAAAGTTTGAGGCGTTCGCTTCTAGGTTCAATCAACAATTCGAGCAAAAGGGCGGTGAGATAGATGCCGGAAACGATTGACGAACTTCAAATAAAAGTTGAAGCGGCAAGTACAGATGCCGCGAGTGGGATAGACAAGCTTTCGGCTTCTCTCGCAAAGCTGAAATCCGCCGTAAAGGGCGGCGCGGGCCTCACTACTACCACAAAGCAGTTTCAGGCGCTTTCACAGGCTATGAACACCATGCAAACGCCTACGGAGAAGATACAGGAACTTGTTACGGCCTTTAAGCCACTCGAAAGCATTGGGAAAACTAATCTTGGATCTACCGTTAACCAGCTAAAGAAAATCCCTGTTCTGGCACAGTCGTTAAACGACGCAGACATGAGCGGGTTTTCCGAAAAGCTTCAAAGTCTTGCCGGTGTGATGCAGACGTTCAATTCCACTGTCAATTCAAAAGCACCATCTAAAGGCTTATCCAACTTCGCCGGACAGGTTTCTGTTATTTCTCGCGCGGTAAATTCGCTTGCTGGATTGCAAACTATATCTTCTGGTAATGTCGGCGTACAGATTGAAAACCTGCAAATGACAATGACGCAGATTAGCGAACTCGGACGACAGATGAACAATACATCTATCTTCCGTTCTGCGGATATTTCCGCAAAGAATATTAGCACATTTGTGAACGCTCTTGTACCACTCCAAAGCTTGCAATCTATTAATTTGTCTGGTCTTGTTGATGGACTTGCGAGGATACCAGAAATAACGCAAAAATTAAGCGCTACTGATATGGCTGCGTTTGCTACACAAATCCAGCGTGTGGCAGCGGCTATGCAACCTCTTGCGGCAGCTACAGCGAGTACCGCTACGGTGTTCGATAGATTACCGGCTGTTGTGCAGAAGGTAATTAGCTCTAATTCAAGGCTTGAAGCGTCGAACAAGTCCACGGCTAAATCCTATGGCATACTCGGTACCGGCATAAGCGCGGTTTGGGCAAAGCTTTCCGTTGCATACTTTGCAGCTCAAAAGATTGGAAACATCTTAGCTAATTGGATGAGCGAAAGCAACGATTATGTTGAAGATTTAAACCTGTTCACTGTAGCGTTGGGCGATGCCGCTGAGTCGGCACAAGTCTACGCTGAAAAGGTTAGTGAACTGCTAGGAATTGACCCGGCTGCATGGCTGCGAAATCAAGGCGTTTTTAATACGCTCTTAACCGGATTCGGTGTTGTTTCGGACAAATCTGCGATTATGTCTAAAAATCTAACACAGCTTGGATACGATTTAAGTTCGTTCTTTAATATATCAGCCGAAGATGCTATGCAGAAATTACAGAGCGGAATTTCGGGCGAACTTGAACCGCTTCGCCGTCTCGGCTACGATCTGTCACAAGCAAAATTGCAAGAAATCGCGCTTTCCCTTGGCATAGATAAAAAGGTCGCTTCAATGAATCAGGCCGAAAAATCACAGTTGCGTTACTATGCAATTTTAACACAGGTGACAACGGCACAAGGTGATATGGCGCGTACAATCACAAGCCCGGCAAATGCTCTACGCATACTTTCTGCACAGGCTACGCAAGCAGCAAGAGCTTTAGGCAATATTTTTATCCCGGTACTAAACGCCGTTTTGCCATATGCAATAGCGTTTTTACAGGTGGTTCGTGAAATAGCCAATGAGCTTGCAAAATTAGCCGGTTTCTCCATACCGAAATTTGACTATTCCGGTGTTGGGAAAATTTCCTCAAACGCAAATAACGCTTCCGATTCGTTGAATAATGCAGCAAAAGCGGCAAAAGAGCTTAAAAATCAATTAATTGGAATTGATGAATTAAATATTCTCACGAAGAACTCATCTGCGGACGCCGTTTCAACCGGTAACGATCTTGGCATTGCCTTACCTGAATACGATTTTTTGCAAAATGTTGCATCCCAAACGGACGAGATAGCAAAGAAAATTAAAAGCGCTTTAGAGCCGTTAGCACCATTCTTTAAAGGGCTGGGCGAAGTAATTGGTACCGCGTGGGACGTCATAAAAAAATTCGTTGATACTCACCTTTATAAGTGGCTTGTCGACATTGGAAATTGGATGAAAGACCATCCGAAAACGCTTGAACTGCTCGGAAAAGGGCTTGGATATGTCGTGATCGGTTTGCTTGGATTCAAGCTGATTAATTGGATTGCCGAGATTACAGGTGTAAAAAAGCTCTTGGAATGGCTCCTTAAGCTTACAGGTGTCACGGACAAACTGACCGGAAAATTCAACAAGAAAAACGACGCATTAGGTAAACAAACGGTAAAGACAAACGCAGATGCCGAAGCAACAAAAGGGCTTGCAAAAGAGGCCGAAAACGCTTCGGAAGCATCGAACGCATTAGCAAAGAGCGCGATCAGCACAGGCGAAGCGATTTCTACTATGGGTGAAAGATTGGGTCAAATTGAAATACCTAGTTTTGCTCCCTCTGTGGAGGTGCCTTATCTTTTCGATGCAGCTAAAAATTTATCGGTACCCGCGTTAGACTTAACGGCTTTCAAAGAGTCAGTCGCTGAATATCAACAGGCCGTTTCTGCGCCTATTATTGAAATAGCGGCGGCTCCCGCAATAGCAATGACTATTTATGCCGCTTCAAAAATTGCATATCAGGCCGTAGTAGCTGCACCTGCAATTATGGCAGCGGTCGCCCCTGCAATCAATGCATCTGCACTTAAAAGCTCTTTGCAATCGTTATCGTCAGAGGTCGAAAGCAGCGTTTCCAAAATAAGCGCAAAAGTTTCAAGCGCGGGTTCAACTATAGCAGACAATGTAAGAACAACAATGAATTATATCCCTACGGCTGTTGGTACACCGCTATCGTCTGCGGCCTCCACCTTTGGCGCTTTCTTTAAAGCCGTTGGGCAAGGAACGGTTAGCTGGGGAACCAGTACAATGAGTAACTTTGCTTCAACTTTAACCTATATAGGTAAAGCAACTGCGTCCGGGTTATCTAACGCGGGATCGAATTTTGTGAGTTTCTTAAATTCTACAGCAAAAGGGTTTGTGTCTTGGGGGAACAACATCGCGCAAAACGTCGGCGCAACGATGTCCTCTATTTGCCAGTCTACTGTTGCGGGTCTAAGTAGCGCGTGGGAAACCGTTAAATCTTTCTTTTCGGCTATGGGTGAACGAATATCTGAGAATTTTCAAGCGCACCCATATCTATATACCGGTGTTTCCATAGGTCTTGCTGCACTCGCTATTGGGTCTGCTGTACTTAGCGGAGGTGCAACTGCTGCGTCTATTCCTCCAACGCTAAAGGTGGTTGCTGGCGGTCTTAGCGTATTGGCCGCAGCAGATGGTGCTTATGGTATTCCGAACGGTCAATTGTTCGTTGCCCGCGAAGCGGGGCCGGAGATGGTTGGAACCATTGGCGGGCACACTGCCGTTGCGAACAACAGCCAGATTGTAGAGGGCATCGCGGGCGCAAACGAGGGCGTAATAACTGCTGTCTATTCTATGGCTTCGATGGTTGTAAAGGCTATTGAGGACAAGGACACCAGTACATACCTTGACGGCAAAAAAGTGTCACGTGAATTACGTCCATCTCAACAGCGTCAAAACACGTTATCAGGCAGATCACTTGTGAACGTTGGAGGATAACAAAAAGCGCCCTCTCCAATCGAGGGGGCGCAAGAGCAATCTTTTAATGTGACGTAGCCCAAAACAGAATTGCACTTATTAAAAAGGATGGGCATGACAATATAAGTATATTCAAAGGTAATCTCTTGCCTTTTTTTGAAATAGAAGCAATAGCAATCCATAACAAGCTTCCGATTGCATAAAATGCCGAAATCAGAAGAATAGTTGAAAAGCAGTTTGCAATTAATGTATATTCGTTAGTTCCTTGAGTGAATAAGCAGATAACCATGCTCGGAATTAAAAGTGCCAAAAGATATATGGCTATAAATCGCTTTATAGATATAATTCTTTTATATTTTTTCCCGCAAGAAGTGCAAACCATATCAACCACTTCCCCGCCGCAATTTGGGCAGAACACGTGTGGCTGGTCACTTACAGGCGCTCCACATTGAGAACAAAAGTTTCCATCTAATACAGCACCACATTTTTTGCAATGCACAACTTCTTTTTCTGGTTCGGCTTCTGCGGTTTCAACTTCTGCGCTTTTATTTTCATCCATGTTTTCATCTCCGTTATCTTCATTTAAGTCCTATTTGTACCTTATATATTAGTTCGTCATTTTCAAACTCGACATATGCTTCGGAATAATCATCGTTACCGGTCCAGTGATAAACGATTGCGTGATAATCTCCCGCGTCGCTTTGGGAATCGATAATACCTTCGCTGCCTATAATTCCGACAACTTTGCTGTAGCTCATGCCGTCCTGTAGCTGATTATATTCCGCAAGAGTAATAACGGCGGGGGTTTCGTTTATGGCTTGCGGGGTTTGAGTTTCCGGGGTTTGCAATATGTTTGGATTTTGCTGGACTGGTACAGTTCGTACCGGAGAAACTTCATGCGGCTGTCCCATAAAAAACACTATTACAGCGAGTACAGCCCAAAACCAACCCTTTTTATAGATTGGCATTTTAGCTTTTCGCGGTGCTCGGTATGGTTGAGAATAAGCCGAAGTGCCGCACTGCGGGCATATATGACCGCGATACTCAAGCTTGCATACAGAGCATTTATTTAATGGAGAATTGTATTTGATATAGTCAAGATGTTCTGGTGAACCATAAGCGCCCATATTCCAATTCCCCTTTCCGATTTTACCAATTTTATCATAAACACAAATATTTTGCAACATGAAAGAGTGATTTGTTTGACACTAACAGTCGGCGGGGTAAACATGATCCCCTACATATCGCTGGGCGGCATCAAATGGCAACGGAGCGACGTTGATGGGCCAAATACAGGCCGTGGGCTTAACGGGCAGCTAATCCGTGACCGCTTGGGAATAAAAAGGCGGTTAGATGTTACTTGTAAGCCGTTAACCACATCGGAGGCTTCGAGGATATTAACTGCCATAGAACCCGAATGGGTGACTGTTACTTTTACAGACCCTATGTCAGGAACTACAGTGACAAAAACGATGTACTCAAACAATATCCCTGCATCAATTGCCATGATTAAAGATGGAGTTGAATACTGGAACGGGATAACCTTTCCGCTTATTGAAAAGTAAAGGATGGTGAAATAAATGCCTTTGAATTGGACGAATAAAGTTGACGGACAAGATATTTGTTCTGCTGATGATGTGAATGCGCTGGCAGCGGCTATAAAGGATTTAGAAACCGCTATACAAAATCCTGTAACTTCTATGCTTCCTCGCATTATTGTATCGGTTGACAGTGGTTCGGTAGTGACGGCTTCTTGTAACGGAAAAACGGTTACTGGAACGTCTGTAAATGGAACTTGTTCACTTGATGTGACCGATTACGGAACATGGACAATATCGGCAGTCCTTAACGGAAAGACCTCAACTTCTGCAAGCGTAACGGTAGACGCAGTGAAGATATATAACGCTGCGGCACTACAATATCAATACGTTTACGGCTTCACGATTAACGAAGCGCAGAGTGACCCAACAGCAAGTGTGACCTATACGGACGATGCTACAGCATTTGCAAAAGGCTCAAGTGATTGGGACACAAGTCCGCTATTCAAAAATATAAAGCCCTGTTTGTTCAATAACGGATCCGTTGTTGGTTATCTAAAACGAGACGACTATACCAAATTTGAAAACGGCACCGCTGCGGATATTACAAGCGGCAGCGCCGGTGATGTAATGGTCGAAATCCCTAAAATGGCCTACTACATGGAGAAGTCAGGGAGTGTCGTTACCTGTAAAGTATTTTTAGGTAATGATGCGAAATCTGTTGATAGCCGATATAGCTATTTGCCGTTTAGCCGTAGTTCCGAGGGTGATAGAGACAAGATATATATTGGTGCCTATCTTGGATATACGTCGTCAGGTAAATTACGTTCGCTTAGTGGCAAAACGCCAACAGCAAACCAAACAATAGGTACTTTTAGAACGCAAGCGCAGGCAAATGGAACCGGGTATCAACAATTTACGTTTTATCCTCTCACTTTGTTGCAGTTACTCTATATTATAAAATATGGTTCACTTGATAGCCAAGCATCTTTAGGTAGCGGATTTAGTTATAGTAGTAATCTTACTGCTGCCATAACAGGCGGAACGGATTTAAAGGGCTTCTGTTTTGGCGAAGCTACTGGCAAACTCCAGATGAAAATATTCGGCATAGAAGATTTTTGGGGAAACTTACTTCAAGGAATTGACGGAGTGTTCTACGATTCCAATTTTAATATTTTAACTACTTATAAATCATTTAATAATACTGGCAATGGCTATTTATTTAATAATCCATCTGGATTAGATGGCACTGTTTATGGATATATAAGTGCGATACAGGGGACAACACAGACCGGTTTTATTCTTAAATCTAACAAAGGAAGTTCAAGTACTTATTATACAGATAGATCCAGTTTTGTCGCTGGAAGATTGGCGCAATTTGGGGGAGATTGGAGTGGCAAGTCGGAGAATGGCGCTTTTAAACTTTTATTGAACAATCCTGAATCAAGCACGACTTCGACGGATGGTGCTCGCTTATGCTATATCTAAGAAGGTGTCTCAATAATGGCAATTAAGTATGGTACATTTCAATATGGTAGGGGCTATTATGGCGGTGAACTCTTAAAAGTTTCGCCCAATCAAATCACTTGCAATAATTATATCTATTCTGACAGCGACATACTTTCCGGTAGTTGCCATATAGAAAAATCACTCGCCGGTGATGAACTGTCAATTGATACGCTAGATGCAACCGTAAATGTTGGCCCCGCCGTTTTTACGACAAAGAATATGCAGGGATTTCAAACTAGCAACGGAGATACATTCATGTGCGCCAACCCGATTAGTGGGTATGCATACGGGGACGAAGTGCGGTATGAGCACGATGGTTTGCTTATCGGGAAATTCTTCTTTGAAAAATCACAGCGCATGGGGCAAACTAAGTATGAATTTTCCTGTGTTTCTGCAATGGGATTGCTAGATGGTGAAACACATTATGGTGGGATATACGACAAAGTGCCAGCCGGTACAATCATTGCGGATATTATGAGAAACGTTTCGTATACGATAAATCCAGATGTTGTTACAATTCTTGTGAGTGGGTGGCTACCTGTTGCAACACGGCGTGAAAATCTACAGCAAGTATTGTTCGCAATTGGTTCCGGGGCCTATAAGGATTCAAACGGCAAACTGGTTATCGGCTTTTATGAACCGTCAAATTCAATGATCGTAAGTTCAGACCGAATATACATTGATGGCACAGTGGATTATCAAGCGCCATGCAACAAAGCGAATGTAACAGAACACACATATAATGCGCTTTCCAGTGATACAGCTAAAACCTTATTTAGCACATCGGATTCTGTAAGTTTTCAAACCGTTCTATTTAATGCTCCATGCCATGATCTAGCTGCAGATGGATTGTCTATTGAAAAGTCAGGTGTCAATTATGCGATTGTAAGCGGAATTGGAACGCTTACAGGTAAAGAATATACGCACACGCAAAAGATTGTTTCATATGTTATGGCCAATGCTGAGACCGATAAAACCGCGTCCGTTACTGATGCAACATTGGTTTCTTCGCTGAATTCATACGATGTGGCCGTTCGGGTTGCACAATATTATTCAGAGGTTTCGATGAACTCCGTTAGCCTCGTAGTGGGAGATGAACGGCCTGGAACAGAAGTGATCTTTACCAATCCTTTTGGCGACACAGTGACTGGCAGCATAAAGTCGATGGACATTACTATGTCTGCAACGCTAAAGGCCGATGCTGAAATTGCGGTTGGATTCTTACCGGCAAGCAGCGAAAATGCCTTTAAAAATTATGCGCTGCTTACTGGGAACGGCGTGTGGAATATACCGGAAGGGGTAAAAAACATTTGTGTTATCCTCGTCGGTGCAGGTGACGGTGGAGACGGCGGTGACGGCGGCAAGTTTGGCGATAGTTCAAGTGACGCAAACAAGGGAGGCGCTGGCGGATATTCTGGAAGAAACAGTAAGTTATTTAAGATCAACCTCGCCGTTTCCGCTGGTAATTCGTATACATATTCTTGCGGTACAGGTGGTACCGGGGGGAACGCAGGAGCAGGAGGGACAAGGCTGACATCTGCAACCACTGGCACTAAAGGCACGGCAGGGACAGAAACAACATTCGGCTCTTTTTCGTCAGCCAACGGTACACGCATTAACGGCTATACAGAACCTAAAAGCGGGCTAAAGCTCTGCGATCCTGGAACGTCTGGCGTTCCTGGAGGGGAAAGTTCACACGCTTTGCTTTACGAAACATCACAAGGAATTATCTTTCTTCTTGAAGCCAAGGGCAACGTTTCTTCTGATGGTAAAACATATTTAGCCGGAAAGAGCGGAACCCTTAATCACTGGGAAACAGTCAGTAATGAGCAAGCAATTTTATTCGGAGGCTTCGGAGGTGGTGCCGCAGTCGGAAGTAACGGCGGAAATGCAACGGATTATTACATATCTTATCCGGTTGTATCCTCCGGGCGGGGCGGAGATGGTGCGACAGCTACGTTGCAAGGTAAAAATGCTTCTACATACGGTGGCGGCGGCTCCGGTGGTCATGGTGGCGGAGGCGGCGGTTATCACGGATATATTTCTGATGAGACATTTGCAAAGAATGGGTACACAGTGACGGTCGGGGATTGTGGAAACGGCGGCTCCGGTTCTTCTGGTGGCAAGGGTGGAGACGGCTGCATTGTGATTTACTACTAAAGAGGTGATAAAGTGCCAGATTATATATCAACTTATACTGGAATAGAGATTGAAGCTGCTATCAGAAATGCTTTGGCAGCAAATAACCAGACAGAAATAATTAACGGAAACTTTCTATCTCCTGTAAATCAGCGTGGATTGACGAGCGGTACAGCGGTTACGACAGCGGGATATACGCTGGATATGTGGAAGCTCAATAGCGGCTCCGTTACATGGACAAGCGGTGCGGGGATTACGTTGAACGGTTCCATAAAGGAATACTTTGAAATTCTCCCCGCGGGTCTGTACGGAAAGGCCCTTCCTATAACCATTAATGTTGGTGGTGCAGAAAGTCGGCTGAACTTAACTTTTCCTTCAACGGAGGCGGGCGGTTCAATCACCACAACCGTGAGCGGAGTTTCCGTTACAGTCGGATTTGAAAGTAAGGCCACTACTTTATGCGGCGTGTCTGTAAGCTATGTTCCTTACATCACGCTGATGACCTCAAGCGCGGTAGTAATTAAGTACATCTATTCTAACAAATTTCCCGCTGTTTATGGCAATCAGCTCACGCTTTGCCAGAGGTATTTTCAGTTATTCAAAACCAGCTCACTTCGCCCGACATATGGCGAAGATCATAGACCGACAATGTGCGTTTCTACGCTTTCACAAGGCACAATCACCATCGGCGGGACTACATACTATTATTCTTCCGCTGAATTATAAGGAGTACGATAATGACAGAATGGACGATTGTGGTAGTTATCTCCGCGCTTGTGGGACTGATTATCGCTGTTGCAAAACCGCTGATTAATTATAATGCGGCAACAGTTGAAAACACCTGTGCGATAAAAGCGCTCACGGACGTTATGACGGAGAACAAAGAGGAACACGGCAAGATTTGGGACAAGCTCGGAGAACATGACGGGGAACTTAGACAGCACGGGGAAGATATTGCAGCGTTGAAACAGCAAGTGAGGTGAGTTCATGGATTACTTAAAAGGCATCGACATTTCCGAACATCAAGGCGTTATCGACTGGGAAAAAGTCAAAGGCCAAATCGACTACGCGATTATTCACGTTGGGTACGGAAAGAACAACATCGACAAGCAATTCGTCCGGAACATAAGCGAGTGCAACCGTCTCGGCATTCCCTGTGGCGTGTACTGGTTCAGTTACGCCACAAACGCGGCGATGGCAAAGGCAGAGGCTGACTACTGCCTTTCGGCCATAAAGGGCTATAAGATCGACTATCCGGTCGCGTGGGATTATGAGTATGACAGTGTCAGCTACTCCAACAAGTGCGGCGTAACGCCGACCCCGGCACTCGTGCAGTCGATGGCAACGGTATTTCTTTCAGAAATCGAAGCCGCCGGGTACTTCGCTGCTAACTATGCAAATCCAGATTATATCGGCAAATACTTCGGCGCGGACTTGCATAAACGCTTTGCACTCTGGCTTGCAAGCTGGCCTAAAACCGTTTCTGACCCCGCAAAACCGCCGCAAAGCTGCATGATGTGGCAATGGGGCTGCGCACAGTATGACGGCATCAACGGAGCTGTAGACAGCAACTTCTGCTATCAGGCGTTTCCAATTGTGCGGCAGAGCGCTACAGAGGACACGCCCGCGCCCGTCACGCCGACGTCGGAGCCTTGGTACGCGGCGGCACAGAAGTGGGTTGAAGAAAACAAAATCGCGGATGGAACAAGGCCAGACGACGCGGTAACACGCGCGGAAATGTGGGCCATGCTCTACCGGTCGAACGAAAACAAATAATGGAGGTACATAATATTATGACAAAAATATGGTGGAAAGCGGCGGGTATCCGCGCGCTGAAAACGGTAGCACAGACGGCGGTAGCCACAATCGGCACAACAGCGGTTATTTCAGAAGTCAACTGGGTTATGGTTACAAGTGCGTCACTTCTGGCGGGACTCCTTTCCTTGCTAACAAGCATCGGCGGGCTGCCGGAGTTGGATGGCAAAGCCGAGTAACGAAGCTAGGCACCATCAAATAAAAAATAGTGAAAAGAGAAATACATATGGCAAAGAGCAAGAAATCCGGTAGGTTTGATTCGATAAACCAGATTAAAACAAAGAAAAGCAAATAAATGTTTTACGCCTCCCATGGTTAACCCCGCGGGAGGCTTTTTCTTATGTGTTCAATAGATTTTCAAGTCCGTTCCTATGATGTACGTTTGGTAATCCATCTTTGGTATTCTTCCGTCTGAAACGATGAACAATTCTGGTTTTACAGGAAAGTGTTTCTTCCAGTCCCAATCAGCGTACTTCTCCACATTAAAGCCTTTGTGGCATAACTCAACTTCAAGCAAAGCAAGATGCGATTTTCCGTTCGCTGTAAATCCTATAACTGCATCAGGCCGTATTGATCCTAATTCCGGCTCTACGATGTACTTTTTAATTTCTACTTGCTTTGATAACTCTCGGTAAAAATCGGTGATGGTCAGCGCGTGGCGAATTTGCTTTGGCTTCTTAATATAATAGATGTACTCGCTTGACCACCCATCACGCTCCCTGTGCAGTTCACCGGTTTCTATGATTGCAGAAAGTCGGCGGGTGGTTACTTGATAGGATGAATAAAACATGGCAAGCGTTGACGTTTTGGCAACCTTATATTGATTGACAAAATTTATCACTTGTGCGTCACGTTTCGTAATCAT